GATGAAATGTATTTCTGGTATCTAAAGGTGTACCAATAAAAGGCATATTATGTTATCTCCATGATTGACACGCAAATATCAGCCGCACCAGATGCTGCTAGTGATAGCGTATCTGTTGTTTCCATTACGACTTTATTTCCCGCAAGCAGTTCAAGTGTGCCGCCAACAGGAATCGGCGCATTGGTAACGAGTTCAACCGCCTGGTTTGCTTCGTTGTTTGCACCTGCTCTGTTAGAGGTATCTGAACTTAAAGTAACACTAGCAGTGATTTGCCCAGTTGTTGTATTACCTACCATAATACCAAGAACTACAGTTGTTGTAGAACTAGCAACGGTATAGATAACATCAGAGCTGGTAACTCCTGCTTTAGTTACAACTTTAAAAGTATTAGCCATTTATCCTCCTCTTATATTCCTAACCAAGCGCAATTGCAAGGGCAGTGGGATCCTCTGTTGAGAACCCTGCACTTGTTAAATATGTTTTAAGTCTTGTTAATGTAGCTTTTCTATTAGTGCCACCTGCACCGTCGTCTACAATTATTAAATCTGCATCTGCTAACGCGGCTCCGATGTCAGTTCCACCGTCAATATCTAATGTTGCTAGACCAACAGTGTTATTTGAATTCGTAATTGTTTTATTTGTAAAGCTTTGTGTTGCCGCAATACCTGCAATCGTATCTGTTGTTGCTGGTAAAGTTAATGTTGTATTACCAGAAAATGCAGAGTGTGCTGGTGCTTGCAATTGTGCGTAGTGAGCATTTGATGATTCACAATAAAGTCTTAATACTGATTGTGCTCCCGTGTTTTTTAAATCTATAACACCACCCTCTACAGTAAGATCGTCACCAACACTTACATCACCAGTTACTGTAACTGAATCAACATAAGCATCTTTAAATCTTACAGAGTTAGTTCCTAAATCAACATCACTATCTGTTTGTGGACCAAATACTCCGTCTGATACAAATACTTGTTCAGCGTTTGCAGCGTAGAAATGTATTTCGTCTGCTGTTTCAAAATCTATTTTGGTTTGATCATCTTCACCGATTTTAATATCAGTTGCTAGTAAAGAAGTAATTGTAGTTTGTGCCGCGTCTACACTTAGTGTGTTGGTTGATAAACTTACACCATCTCCTGCTGTAAAAGCAGTTTTAGACATTGCTATTGCGGCAGAACTATTAATATCCGCATTAACAATAACACCAGAACCAATTGCTGCTGTTCCAGTTGTTCCTATAGTTATGTCACCAGATATGGCAACAGGATTGAAGTTTGTACCATCACCTATGAGAGCGGCACCACTGGTGTTGGTGTTCATCGTAATATCATCACCAGTGATTGTTAAATCACCGGTAACTGTTAAGTTACGACCTATTGTTACATCATTACTTGCATCTTCAAAAATTAATTTACTAGCTGGTACCGTACAGAAAACATCTTTTGTTCCTGCACTAAAATCAACTGCACTGTCGCTGTTAGAAGAGGATATTATAGTTGTACGTGCAAGATCAGAACTATCACCATCTAAGGTTCCTAGTCCTACTTCAAACTCTGCTTGATCTTGATGTGCAATACAATAATACGTTGTATTACTATTACCTACACCAGCAGCAAAAGTTTCAAAACCAGTAACGGCACCAGCAAGTGATACAGTACCTGTACCAGTTGTGGTAGTAGTTTCTTTTACACGATCATTAATGACTAATGCCATTTATTTTCTCCTATGCTAATCGTAATATAGCGTTACTTGCATCGGCTGTTGGAAACTGAATTGTAAATGTTCCACTTGTAGATGTCTTATCGCCACCAAAATCTAAAACAGCAACAGCTTTATTAGATTGTGAACTGTTAAATATTAAAGCTCCTCTAGCAGTGATAGTCGCTGATGTAAAAGATACGTCAGAAAAATCACAGATAGCAGTTGTACCACTTGTAGTTGGAGTTACACTTGTTAGTGTTCCACCCGTAGCAGTATATGTTCCAGAGTTTGAAACTTCGTTTGAGCTTGAATAAGCAGTTGTGGTTGCATCCAAAGAAGCAGAACTTGTGTACAATGCAATTTTGAAAGTATCACCAGTTGTCGCTGTAAAGTTATGCGTACCAACTAATAATTCTTGCTTGAAGCTTGTACATACAGCTTGAGTTATAGCCATGTTTTATCCTCCTATGGGTTTTGTGATTGCAGAGGAGTACGTAACGCCCCGTGCATATATTCATCTCTTCGGTGTCTTCCTTGTTGTTCTATGACTAACTCTTGAAGAGCACGTTGATATGATTGTTCATATAATTGCAGCATTTCCGCTGGTCCCTTCAAGAATTTGAAGGCTTCTGCAAGACATCCATAAAGTAATAATGCCGGAGAATTATTACCCAACCAAGAGGTTGTATTAGTACTAGACAGTCTTGTTGGTAATCTAGTAATTGATAATTCTACGTTATACGCTACATCTGGTGTTGGTGCAACATAAATTGTGTTATGATCCCACCATGCCCAGTATCTAGGGGTGCCTGTAGAAGTTCTGTCTGGCCAATATTCGTTCATATAACTAATATCGCGTTGTTCTAAAAATGTCCTTGATGTTCCAGATGGTGCAAATATTTGCATATGTCTCACGGTTCCAAGCGATGTTGGATCTGGAGACGCGCCACCCGGCAAAGATAAGAAAGCATTACTTGCTGTTAAATTAGCAGATTGATGTGATTTAAAAACATCTAAATCAACGTCTCTAAATATTCTGTTTTCTGCATGTTCAATAAAATCATTAATTATTGTGTCAGATAGAACGTTGCTGTCTACCTCTGTATAGTTTCTTATTTGTGTAACTAGTTCTGAATAAGTTGTTGCCATTATGATATACTCACTGTTACATTACCAACTGTTAATCCAACGAAGGGTGAATTTTTTGTACTCTTTTCCATTGAGTTATTATGCTCAAAAAAACCAGCGCCGCCTACAAATACTGTCATTGGTTCTAGTCTGTCTGGTCTAGCATTTTTTATACTTTGTGCATCAGCCGCGTGGCGTTGTCTTTCAAGCTGTGGATGTTTAGCTTCAAACTCAGATTTATGAACCAAAGAACCATTCCACTCTTTGACCATTTCTTTGTAAGGAAACTCCATACCACTACGATCAGATATTGCATTTGAGTATTTACCAGATGCATGTGCCATTAAATATATCCTCGCTCTGGTGTAGCAAAGAAACTGGAACGTGGTCTATCTTCTTCAGAAGCACGTTGCCATTCTTCTTCATATAATTGTTTTAGTAAAGGTGTTCTCTCTGGTGCTTTTTTAACTGACACATAGTAAGCTAAACCAGAAGTTAAACATGGTATAAATCTTGTAGGAACTTCTATTTGATCGTTATAGTCACCAGCATCCTGTATTTTTGTCAAACCGTAGTATTTGAAAGTGTGTGCACCATCTGGTGTAGGATATAAATACAACGTAGGAGTTGAAGCTCCTCTTTCCAAAAAGTATTGTACAGGTGTTCCTGTTTGGGACTTCTTTGATATGTTCAAATATTCTGCTCTACTAATTCTATCAACTTCAATGTCAGTTGTTGTATCACTAGTTAAAAATATAACAGCTTCTAAAATATCAATAAGATCACTATCAAGCGTATAACTTGTTGTACTTCCTGTTAATGTTTTAGTTCTAAGCTCAACAGTCCAAAGATTAATACCTCTGTTAGCCCATTCAGCTAACATGATATTTAAAGAACGTCTTGCGCTTTTTAAATCGTAACCAGATCTAGAATTAATTCCGCATCTTTCAAATGCTTCCTCAATAATTTGATCAACATCTAAATCAAAAGTATTAGTATTTGATGTTGCCATTCTTCACCTTTTTCTTTTTCTTTTTCTTTTTTTTAAGAAACTTCTTTTTTTGACCGGGTTTAGATATTTGCTGTGGCATAGAAGACCTATTAATCATTATTAATAGATTTTTTGAAATTCTGCAATAACTGTGTACATATTACCAGAGTCCGCGGCTCCCGGCACAACAAAGTTAACATCACTTTCGTTACTGTTGCTAGATTTGTCTGCTGGTATACCACCAAACTCTCTAAAATCCCAATAGCCAGCGCCTGTTAATCCAATAATAGGAATATCTCCGTCTGAATCTTCTTCATCTAAACGTGCGTAAGAGTCTCCTCCATCGCCGCCTTGACAAGAATACCAAACTCTAAGT